TAGAGATGAGAGTCAACATTTAGTGATAACTCAAAACATAATAAAGAACTGGCAGAATGGTGATGATCCTGAGATGATGGATATTCTAAAGGAAGAGGAAGATAATGTGTATGATATGTATAGAAATGCTGTTCAAGAAGAGAAGGAATGGGCTGAGTATTTGTTTAGAGATGGTAGTATGATAGGTTTGAATGCTAAGTTGTTGAGTTCTTATGTAGAACATATTGCTAATCGTCGTATGAGATCTGTTGGATTGAAACCAATCTTTGATACTCCAATGTCGAATAATCCATTACCTTGGACACAGCATTGGTTGTCTTCTAAAGGTATGCAGGTTGCTCCTCAAGAGACTGAAGTAGAGAGTTATGTTGTTGGGAGTATTAAACAAGATGTTGAGAAGGATACATTTGCAGGATTTAAATTGTAATGAAACCACAGTCAGCTAAAGCTAAAGGTCGTAATCTACAGAAGTGGGTTAGAGAAAGATTGATAGAATCTCTAAATGTACATCCAGAAGATATAGAATCTAGATCTATGGGTGCTGGTGGAGAAGATCTTATAATGGCTAGAGCGGCTAGACAAAAATTTCCTTTTAGTATAGAATGTAAGAATGTTGAAAAACTTAACATTTGGGAAGCTTATGAACAGGCAAAAGCTAACTGTGGTAACTATGAACCTCTTGTTGTAATTAAGAAGAATCATAAGAAACCTTTAGTTGTGGTTGATGCAGATTACTTTATAGCTCTTTTTGATAAATAAAAACAGCTGTAATTTAAAAACTATGACTGATGAAGTAAAGGAAGAGGTTAAAAAAGAGAAACCAAAAAGTGCTTTGGGTAAAATAAAAGCCGCTATCATCCCAGATATGGATGAGCAAGCAGCAATCATCAGCACAATGGTTAGAATTACTGTGTTGGCCTGGAGCGGTGGAATTTTGACATTAAATTATGTAGCTATACCTGGCGTTCCTCAACAAAAAATTGATCCAACATTCATAGCTTCAGTTTTCACTGGCGTTCTAGCTAGTTTTGGCATTCAAACTGCTAGTAAGAAAGGTGATGGTACTATGAAAATGGATAAGAATGGTAATAGTGTTAATGGTGGTTCGGTAACTAAGAAGGATATGGAACAAATGTTAGCAAGAGCTAGTGCTGGTCCTGTTCAGACTATTAGGATTGAACAAGCACCTCTTAAGATAACCACTGATACTAAACCTCAAGAACCTTATAAAATGTAAACGGAGAAAAATCATGCAAAAAATTGTAAATGTACTTGCTATTGCGAGCTTTGCTGTATCTGGTGCCGTTGTTGGCAGTGGGTTATATGTATATGTCAACAGGGATTCCATCGTTGATGGAGTTAAATCTCAGGTTATGGACGCAGTTCTTGGATCTTTGGGAGGTCTTGGTTCATTGGGTGGATCATCTGGTGGAGCGCTTCCTTTAGGAGCTAATGATCTTCAACCAGCACCTATTGCACCAGATCAAGCATCAGCACCTCAAGGTAAAACTATGGGTCTTCCTACGCCTGGTAGTCCTTTCTGATGGACTTGCAAAAGATTACCAGTACAGGAACTGCCGTCGCTGTAATAGGTGGCGGTACTTTCATGGGTGGTAATTATGCTGTTGATCAGGCAACTGGTGGGCCTGAGAAAAGAATAAAGGCAAAACAAACAGAACTTCAACTCATAGTAAGAGAAGAAGTTCGTAGTGCTTTTAGAGAGATGTTACCTGCATCAACAGGTGGTGTCGTAAGAACTACAAACCCAAAAGATTATCGTAAAGAGGTTCCTAAATGATTTTTTCAGTATTAAATGTTGTAGAGGCGTGGAATGAAATCTCATGGGGAGATGCTATTCCATTCATCCTAGTATTGACTGGACTTTATTGGATTAAGGTTAAGATTGATACATCTGCTGGTCTAGGTAGAAAGAAAAGTAGACAGTTACAAAGAATTATTCGTGATGCAATTTTAGAAACACAAGTAAAGACAGGAAAACCTTAGTTATTTCTTCTTGAAATATTCTTTTTTTCTTTTCGCTGCTTCTTTCTCAGCTTTCTTCTCAGATTTCATTCTATTAGCATAATCTTTAGCAAAGTTAATTCCAACTAAACCTTTCTTCACACGATACTCATTCGTTTTAAGTTCAGCCTGAGTTGGACGATAAGGAGTCTTACCAAGTAACTTATTTACTTTACCTAATACCTGTTTGATTGCAGGTTTAAAAACCCTTAGTAGTAAATCTGCTAGGGGTTTTGCTAATAGTGCAGATGCACCAGCAACTGCTGCAATGGAAGCCGTGGTAGTAGCAATCTGTGCGGAGGGTAGATATTGTTCTGCTATATTGATGTCCTCGTATATTTCTACACATACGATAACTCCTTGTGCATTTTCTTTTAGTTCATGACCTACTACTTTTTCTTTTTCACTAGGTCCAACAGCACCAATACGTAATGATTGTGCGCCAGGGCATTCTACTTCTTTATCTGTCTTAGGTATAGATGGTGTTTCTGGTGTATCAACATTTGGTTCAGGTGGTGGAGCAACAGGTGGTGCTTTAGTTTCATAAGTTATAGTTAATTGATCTGGTTCATAGTTCATTGCACTATAAGAAGGGTATGATCCATCAGGACAAAGAGTCATTGCATTTTTGGAATCATTCTTAACTAGATCTTTGTCGATTGGAATACCAGTCTTATGAAATTTATTATCCTTATGTGCTTGTACACAACCAGGCATATCCACAATAGGATTACCAATATTAACTACTACTGGTGGAAGTAAGTAATCAACATTAGGTTGTCTAATCATCCAAGATGGAATATACACATTTGGAATATTAGATTCTTGAATATTAATTTCTCTAATTATAGGTATACCCATTAGTCTTTAAAATTGCCAATAGAGAACTTACCTAGATCTTCTGCAGTACCATTTGCTTTAACTTCTTCTTTGGGTGGTTCTACTTTAATTTCTTCTTTAGGAGTATTAGGTTTAAGGTTGTGCATATGAGGAACGACTACACCAGCAGGTTGAACCAATACAACATCGGCACATACAGATGCATAAGGTGACTTAGGATGGAACATCACTCCAGCCTTCATTAATTCACCACAGTTTTTAAGTCTTGCTAATTCAAAATCTAATCTCTTATTAGCAGTTAACTGTACCATTTGATTGATACTTGCCTGTGCTGCTTGCTTACATTGTTCTTGTAACTTCTTATCTAATGGTTTTGACCATGTAGCAGAGACACCTACTGATACGTTATAACTATCTTTCTGATTAGTTCTTGTGGGCATATAATATAAAATATTGCCTGGGTTATCGATTTGTCCATCGTCATCAGCATCATGAACGTCATACACTGGCTCATCATAGTATTCTTCAAATGGTTTTTTAAATGCAACACCTCCAGTCACATATGGCGTGATGTTCATAGTTGCACCTTGACATTGAATACCATTGCCATAAGTGTTAGTTATGTATGGGCCTTGAAGCACCTGTATGGCTTGATTGGTTACTGAGCCAGAGGAGTTCGCAATTGGATTAGCAGTAGCACTAACTCCACCAACATCTGCCGCCATAACTGGTGAACATGTTATAGCACTTACAACAGATGCGGCTATTGCGTGAAGGTACTTGTTGTATCGGTTACGCTGTTTATAGTTGTCGTTCTTTGTATTACTGTGTGATTTGAGAGGCCTGGTCCTTGGTAACTTTCCGTGAATTGAAAGGCTGCTCCTGGCGTTACTATTGTAAAGTCTGGTCTGTCTGTTAGATTCAATCCGTTCCATGTCGAAGTCACTCCATCTAGTGTTACTTGAGTTGCATTAATTGATCCACTACCTGTTGGTGTTAAATTTCCATTCGATTCTACATTGGTTCCAGTCACCACATACTGCCAGCCTGTGTTATAGTCCATCGAATTGATGGTCTCTGTCACCGTACTGGTCGTCTCGGTGTGGCTGGTCATCGAGCCTTGGGTGAAGTTTGGCACCACAGGAACTGCTCTT